AAATCCTCAAAAGAAACGCTGTATTTAAAAGAAATAAAATTTAAGAACTGCACAAATTTCTCCATCGATTTGTTGAAATCCCATTTCTTTAGGAAACTATCAAAATAATACATTTCTTTTTGCTTTATAATGCTTTCGGGTGATACAAAAGATACACAGGCGAACTTTTGTCCAGATAGTGGTTTGTCTTCTTCCAATAAATCAACATATTTAGGATTTTCTTTTCCGTCGACCGTTTTTTTTTCAAAATTTCCCGAGTTATTAAAGGAATTCATTATTTATTAAAACAGTTTTACTTTTTAAGTTTATTTTTTTACATTTTATAAAACTTTTTTCTTTTTATAAATATATAAATATGAACGGTATTGTTAATGTCGGTGAACTTGTAAAACGCATAATCAAGTATTTGGTTGAAGGTTTAATGGTCGCTATTGCGGCATACGCCATACCCAAGCGCTCTTTGAACGTAGAAGAGATCATTCTGATTTCTTTAACTGCCGCGGCTACCTTTAGCATTCTCGACACTTATGTTCCTAGTATGGGTGTCACCGCGCGATCTGGTGCTGGATTCGGTATAGGCGCGAATCTAGTCAAGTTTCCGGGTGGATTTTAAATAATTAGGGTTTTATAATATACATTAATTATATATTTATATTATGAAGCATAAGAAAAGAACGGTTAAACCAAAACATGGAGGAACGGATCAGCCAATGACAATAGATGAACTAAATGATGGTCCAGTAAACGACGATCCAATTGTTGAAGATAATTATGATGATTCAATCGTTGAAGACATGTCTCAACCGGATGGTGGTCCAATGATGATCGAAGAGTTAAATGTAGAAGATGATACGGAGGGACAAACCGATTCGGAAATGGATGGTGGTAGAAAAAAGAACAAAACCAGAAAAAGAGCGAAACAAACGATGGGTACAAAGAAGAAAAAGAAGACCAAGAAGATTAAGAAGAAAAATAAGAAAAATAAAAAGACTAGAAAGACCAGAAAAAAAATGAAGGGTGGGAATCAAATGTTTGGAAGAGGATATGGAGCGAATTGTAACGACCCCAATTTTTCAATTAAAAACACCAACTTATTAAAATTGTTCCCATATAAGCCAACATAACCAAAAACAAACGTCTAATTGGTCGGTATAAATTCCCAATCCAACTCTTCACATATTTTTTTCCAAATATTGTCTTGTTCAATTCGTTTATCCCTATCTTTTAACATAGGAAAGTATTTTAAATATTGTACTTCATCTAACAGTTCACATAATTTATACGCGGTATAATAGTAATTTAAGAAGTTCACGCGGTCCCCCGGGCAAAATTTAGAATAAGGAGCCTGTAACTCCATGAAAAGATTACACAAGGTGCCTTCCAATTCAGGCGTCATAACCGGCGGTTTAATTCCCAACTTATCTTTAATAAATTGTATATGTTCATAATATTTATTATATCCTAATTTCTTCAATATTTCTTTTGTTTTGGGATTGGTAATATCTTCGAGTTGTATTCTCTCCTTTTTAATTTGCAATTTTATATTTTCTATTACCTCTTCGGGTATTTGCGTTGTTTCTTTGCCTTGAAATTGTGCCAATATTTCTTTAAAGTGATTAATTCTTTTGTATGCATAAAAGCTTACTTCATTGGGTGGTTCTTTATAAGAAGGTTTATCATTTTCCAAAAGGTACGGCACAATTTTTGAACACAGGGTGCAAACTAAAAAACCTTCATCCTCGATTGGTATAAGTTCGCCTTTAGTACAATATTGACAAATGTCTATCGGTCTTACAAAGGAGTTAATGTTTAGACAATTACCATTATTTACATTATACAAATATTGCGTGACATTATTGTCTTTGTCCAAGTTACCATTATTATTTAGAAGGGTTGAATCTTCCTTTATTTTGAAAAAACTATTTACCAATGTATTTTTATTGGGTTGATCTGAATTGACATTTGACGAAATATTCTTTTTGTTTTCAAAGTAATCAAATATGTATTTAGAATTATCTAGAAAATATTCCTTTTTCTTGTTTCCCAAAATATGGATTTGACTTTTAATTTCATTTATTCTATCTTTTATATCTAGGCGGTCTTCTATTTTTTTTGTTTTTAAAAGTTTTGTTTTCAAATTACGCTTTTCTTCTTTCAATTTCGGAATTTTTTCATTCGAATCTTTAGCAAATTCATCCACAAATCTATTGTGTGTATTATCTAATGTTAAACTTGTATTTGTGTTATCTATGTAAATCTTTTTATTCGGTTTTGGTTTGAAACTAGGCATTTTATATTATTATTTATGAATGATTCTAATATATTTAATTTGTTAATAAATTAAATAATATTTCGCAAAAACTAGTTCATTTAGTTAACTATGTTTTCTAATACTTTATTAATGGAAAATATAGAGATTCATCAAAAATTAAATAATAATATAGAAATTGACCCGATATTGTTCAAAAAAATGTCGTTGGTTTTCAATGCTATTGAGGATGGATGGACCATTAAAAAAATAGATAAATCTTATATTTTCACGAAAAAACACGAAAACCGACAAGAAGTTTACGAGGAAAAATATTTACTACATTTTTTAAAAACCAATATGAGAATAGATTAAAAATAATTTCCTTTTTTTTGATGTATAATTTGTTATTTGATTTAATTAATTTAATTAAATTAAAATCTTTGTTTTTTTTTTCTTTAGCAATATTATAAAATATGGGTGGTGGTTTAATGCAATTAGTCGCTTATGGCGCTCAAGATGTTTACCTAACTGGAAATCCTCAAATTACCTTCTGGAAGGTTACCTACAGACGTTACACCAACTTCGCAATCGAATCGATTGAACAAACTTTCAACGGCCAGGCCGATTTCGGTCGACGTGTCCAATGCGTGATCAGCAGAAACGGTGATCTCGCCTACAGAACTTACCTTCAAGTAACCCTCCCCGAAATTAACCAACTTATGGGTCTTGGCAACTACACCACCGGACAAAACACCGGTGTTTATGCCCGTTGGTTAGACTACCCCGGAGAACAGCTTGTGGCACAGGTTGAAGTCGAAATTGGTGGTCAGCGCATTGATCGCCAATATGGTGACTGGATGCACATCTGGAACCAACTTACCATGACTTCCGAACAGATTCGTGGTTACTTCAAGATGATTGGTAACACCACTCAGCTCACCTTTATCACTGATCCCTCTTTCTCCGACGTCGAAAGTCCTTGTGACTCCCTTGCTCCTCGCCAAGTGTGCGCACCCCGTAACGCCCTCCCTGAAACCACTCTATACGTTCCCCTTCAATTCTGGTTCTGCACCAACCCCGGTCTTGCCCTTCCTCTGATTGCTCTCCAGTACCACGAAGTCAAGATCAACCTCGATATCCGTCCTATTGATGAATGTTTATGGGCCGTTACCACCCTTAACTGCAACCAGAACCCCTGGGCGGGCGAATCTGGACAATACAACGTTGGTCGCCCCGTCCCCGCCACCATTGCCTACAATCAGTCTCTAGTTGCTGCCTCTTTGTACGTCGACTACGTCTTTTTAGATACGGATGAACGTCGCAGAATGGCCCAGAACCCCCACGAATATTTGATCTGCCAGCTCCAGTTCACTGGTGATGAATCCGTTGGTTCTTCCAGTAACAAGATCAAGTTGAACTTTAACCACCCCGTCAAGGAACTCATTTGGATCGTCCAGCCCGATCAGAACGTCGATTACTGTTCCTCTTTGACTTGCGATGCTCTTCTTTTCAAGGTTCTTGGTGCCCAACCCTTCAACTACACCGATGCGATTGACGCTCTTCCCAACGCCGTCCACGCGTTCGGTGGTCCCCAATCTATTGCCGCCGACTCTCGTGCTTACATTGATGCCCGTGGTCTATTCCAAGATGCCGGTGCCCTCGACTATATTCCTGCCGAAGGATTCACCGGATACTGGCACGGTCCCTCCAACCCTTACAACGAAGCGAACATTGGCGGTCCCAAGGTTCCCATCAATACCGACAACTTACCCTTTGATGTCGCGCAAACCTACGCCGAATCTGGCTCCCACCTCGATAACTCTGGTGTCTCCGATGCCGGTACCTTCGTGCTCTCGGAAACCTCCCTCGATATGCACTGTTGGGGACAGAACCCCGTGGTGACTGCCAAGCTCCAGCTCAATGGACAAGATCGTTTCTCGGAACGTGAAGGTTCTTACTTCTCGTGGGTCCAGCCTTACCAGGCACACACCAGAAGCCCCGATGAAGGTATTAACGTGTATTCCTTTGCATTGAGGCCGGAAGAGCACCAGCCCTCAGGGACGTGCAACTTCTCGCGAATTGATAACGCTACGCTGCAGCTTGTGCTCTCGAACGCAACAGTCGAAGGTACCAAAACTGCCAAGGTTCGTGTCTATGCCACCAACTACAACGTGCTACGTATTATGAGTGGTATGGGTGGTCTTGCTTACTCCAATTAAACAATCTGTTACGAGATATCGTTTCACGGTTGTATTTACATTTTTAATAATTAATTGTTCCTTTTTAATTATTAAAGCAAAAAACGAATATAAAGACAATACAATAATAAATACATAATAATGAGCGTCGACATAGTAAACCTAATCGAAAGTAATCCAATTACCAAACTCAATGGTAATTACCAGTCAAAATTGATTGAAAAGGTGAAAAATCGCTTTACAGAATATGAGCAACAAATGTTTATAGCTAGTTTTTATTGCTATTTGAATTGTGATTATAATAATGATTTTGTAATCGATTTGGATAATATATGGAAATGGTTAGGATTCAGTCAAAAAGTAAATGCGAAAACATTGTTAGAAAAACAATTTACATCAAATGTTGACTTTACACAATCGCTTTTGTTGCAACAAAAGCAAACAACTAACACTAAAGGTGGTCAGAATAAAGAAATATTTATGTTAAACATTAATACTTTTAAAAAATTTTGTTTGAAAGCAGGAACAAAAAAGGCAGATGAAATCCACGATTATTTTATAAAATTGGAAAATCTTTTGCAAGAAATTCTTTATGAAGAAACCGATGAACTAAAACAACAACTATTACAAGTGGAAGACCAAAAAGCAAAAGAATATGAAACAAAATTAGAGAAACAAAAAGTGATTGAAAGAGAGAAAGTATTATTAAAGGAATACGGCACAATTGGTTCCATTTTTTACGTAATTAAAGTAAAAACATATGAGAATAAACAATATGTTATAAAAGTGGGAGAAAGTCGTAGAGGCATTACAGATAGATACAAGGAACATAAAAGCAAATACGAAGAGTGTTTATTGATCGATTGTTTTACTGTCAACAAAAGCAAAGATTTTGAAACATTTATAAAGGAACACGATTTAATAAGACCAAATAAAGTAAAAACCCTTCCAGGACACGAAGCAGAAATGGAACTATTTTTGATTGGTAAACATCTCTCTTATCAAACATTATTAAATATTATAACAAACAACATCAAGTATTTCAATAATAATGACACGGGCAAATTGCAGCTCGAAAATGAACAATTAAAATTAATGCTCGAAATGAAATCGACTAATAATGAAAACGTATTAATACAAGAATTAATTAAAACGATCAAACATTTGTCTCATAAAGTAGATGCTGTTGAAAAATCAAACAAAGAAATATTGCATAAATTTAATTCTCAAGAAACCAAAGTAGTAACTGGTTTTAGCGAACCTCTGTCAACTATTGGTCCGAGACTACAAAAAATAAATCCCGAAACTCTGGGGTTAATTAAATTTTATGAATCGGTTTCGGAAGTAATGAAAGAAAATTCTAGTATCAAAAGACCTAGTATTAATAAAGCTGTTGTGGAAAACACGGTTTATTGTGGATATAGATGGCTTCTCGTAGATAGAGAGTTAGACCCCAACGTTATTCACAATATTATCCCAACAAAACAAACCAAAATTCAAAATTTAGGTTATATAGCTCAAATAAACCAAGAACAAACCGCAATTGTCAATGTTTTTTTAGACAGAAAAACAGCTGCACATTTTAACGGATACGATTCTAGTTCAGCATTAGATATACCAGTCAAAAAGAGTACTTTGTCTCAAGGTTATTATTATAAAATATATACAGACTGTGATTTAACGTTTAGAGAAAAATTTGAAGAAAAAATAAATGGATCGCCGTTGTTATACAAAAATGGGGTTGGTCAATATGATTTACAACAAAATTTAATAAGAGAATTCTCGTGCAAATACGATTGTATTAAAACCCTGTTGATGAGCGACAAAACGTTGGCAAAGGCATTAACGAAAAATATACCATATAATGGATTCTATTTTAAAGAAATAGGAAGCAAATTAAAGTGTGTTTAAGAAATAATATATTTTTATTTATTTTGATTATATTAAATTATAATTAAATAGCAAGTTCAGAATTAAACAATCTATTCATATTCATTATCTCCGGCTTGTCCGTCTCGTCAGTAAATAGTTTCATAATCTGCGTATCATCTCTAAACCGAACCGTATAATTCTGCTGGATATTGGTTCGCCCGATTCGCCCCATCGCTTGAATAATTTTTTCCTGAGTTAATTCCAAATCTTTACTTAGAAATCCGTGACAGAATTGATAATTGGTTCCATATATGTAATCACTCGAGGCAATAATCAGGTATAGCTTTTGCTCATCTGCCAGTTTCTTCATTATTTCGGTATATTTAATGTTTTCGTGGCTTATAAAGACACCGATTCCCATCATAAGCAATATCTTAAACGAATCTTCCACGTCCTTTAGTCCCATTATTTCGTGAACGATCTCCTCGTCGATATTCGAAGTAAACACACTATTGGTATCCATACCATCCGCCCACTTTTTAATATGACCCGTCTTATTCGGAACAAAATTCTCGTTCAATAATACAATCTTCAGTTTACTTCTTAGAACATTTATCTCGTTTGTCAGCCTGGTGCTTTTGTTTTTTCCGGATACATCTTCATCGAGTCTGTTCAACTTGTTTAGTTTCTTATTTGTCCCGTCATCATTACTCGTAATGGATTTCTCAAATTGGTCTATTATAAACTCAACTTCGCGTTCTAATCCATCTATTTTTTCATTCAACCCGTTATTAAAATGTATTTTTTTGGATATTTCTTCCATAACAATCGCCGGAATATTGGATGTTTGTATGCAAAAGCTCGCTATCTTTTCTACGTTGTCGGTCAGAAATATAGTAGGCCCGTCTGTTAGCGTATAGGCGTCTTTAGTAGTAACATATACGCCCGATGTTCCACTGATTGCGTTTATTTTATCAGGTGTATTCGTATTTGGCGATTGACTGAATGTTCTAGATAGTTCTCCACCACCACCCAAAGTATTACTCTTATACGTGATACCCGGACCAACGCTCGTCGACTTGATTATTTTGTTTCCCTTCAGATCTACTTTAGAATTCTCCATTATTTTTGGTCTCCGAGTTGATTTGAAATACATACAAACGGCCCCCCACGTTCCGCGGATGATATTTAATAGTAATTCAATATAATATTTCTTTATGGAACCAATACTTATGTCGCGCAAATGGTCAAAATAACGCTGGATTTTCAATCTAGAGGTTACAAAATCATTCTTATTTACATAAGTTATAAATTCGGCTATTTCTTTCAAATCAAAGTATCTCAACAACGTAAGGTTATTCTCACAGTGTTTTCCGATTTTCTGTATTTCATCATAATCGTCGGATAAATAGTGCGGCAATACAACAAACCCCTTATTATTCACGATGGAAATACTTTTTTTGCAATCGTAACTCATTACGTTAACCACCGCCGCGGTTTTGAATTTGTTCTTAAAGTCGGCCACGGTATCATTTATTTCGTAAATTTTAGGTAATGTCGCCGAAGACAACACCATATTTTCAATCAAATTTTCATTCCAGTTTCTTTTGATAATACTATGAAACTCGTGGTCTTTGTAATCCAATGTAATGGTAGGCTCGTCCCAATACACAATTAGATTATCTTTGATATCATTGCCCGCGTCGTCTTTGTTGAACGCGCGCATATAATGCATAGCAACCAAATACGATTTAATATCACAAATCATTATTTCGACTTTTCCACCCAAACTATTATCTATTTTTTTGCCACCTCCTTTAAATCTCTTATATTCACCGTTTGGTTGCCGAACATAATCCTCTGCCGCAAAATTATGTAATCGAATATCGTCTGCCGTATCACAACCGAATGCAAAGGCGATTCGTTTGCTTAAAGAAATCCCCGACTTGGCTAGAGCCAAACCTACGTGTCTAGCCGCACATACAAATATTACTTTGTGTTCTTCCGATAGTCCAAGCGGAGTGAGCGTTTTTCCCGTTCCGGTTGGCGCCATATACAATACCAACTTCGGTGTAGATTCGTTTGATCGATTAAAGACGCTAAATATTTCTTTTTGGTGCTCATACAAAGTGAGGTCGTTGTATTTTAACAATAGTTTGTTCTTTTCCAACAATTCTTCACTTTTTTCAATTATGGTACTCAAATTGATCTTGGTTTCAAACATATTCAATACGGACGTCACGATATGTTTAACGTGACGGTTCAAATGTAAAACATTATATGAGTTTAATTTGAAAAGAGTGAAATAATAATGAACAAATTTGCTTCCGCCCGGCTTTGTTTCGTTATACTGTAACAATTTGCTTACAATATCAAGCATCACGAAATCATATATATCTGTCTTGATTAGAGATTGTTCGTTATTTTTTTCAAGACGTATTCTGTCCGCCGAACAAATCTTTACATTTGCCGATATTTCTACTGCGTTATACATAATAGGCGTCTTTAGCGAGCCAAGCTTTTTTTCGATTTTGTTCCCTATCTCTTTTAAATAGGTGTTGTATAAGTAATCTTCCATTTTCTCACTATACTCTATTTTCAAAAGAGTAAATAAAGACAAGGTATTGTTTTTTCTTATATTTACATTTTTATATCCTTCCTTTATTAGTCTCAGAATACCTTTTTCTTCTTCTGATACCGGGATTTCGATAGAATCCCATTCCGTCTTGGTAAGTTTTCTTTGCTGCAGATCCATTTTAGGTTGTGTTGTGTATTTTACATTCTATTTTTATGGCATTTTCAAACTCAATTTTTTGTTAAAATGTATTAAACATATTCATAATACATTTTATAAACATATGAGTTGCTCTCTCGGCTCTGTTTTATCATCAATATCCAATTGTAAATAATTGTCGGTAGATAACGGGTTTAGATCGTTGTTGTTCAGTTTCCTACTTTTCTTAATTATGTCGTCAAATACGCGTGAATTCATAAAAATATCTGGATGTTTATAGTCGGTCAATAAGACCTTGCCTATTTTTCGAGTGGTGTTTGAAGATACCTCTTTTTTTGCTAATTTCAATAGATTCAAGTTGAAAAAGCTCGCTTTTGATGGTTCATTGCCACCACTGACAATAATTCTGCAAATCGTATTGCCCTCACCATCTCGTTTAATTTCCTTTTTAAAATCTGTTAAATGTTGCGCGGCTTCTAAAAAATTAACCGACATGTAATTCCCGTGATTGGAAGTACTTATTTTCGCGCGTTTCGTTTTATTTTTGTTTTTTAAATTACATTTTATTTTTTTGGTTGTACTATAATTCGTGCAAAAAAGCGCCGATTTTCTGTATTTGGGATCGTAATCGTCAATATGATAATAATTTCTGTTTTGTACCATTCCCTTTATATTTGGCGGTAATTTCGGAAAAGGATCCCCGTCGGTTACTATTCTTTCATAGACGATTTGTTTCTTTTTAATTAAATATATAAATTGTTGTATGGCCGGACCGTTCATTACTCTGGGTGCGCCAAATGTAATACAACATATAGGTTTTGTAGGATTCTCTTTGGCCCACAAATAAGAAAATATCTGTGCACATCCTCCACCCAAAGAGTGTCCAGTTGAAATTAATTTAAAATTATTATTTGCCAAGAAGGTTCTAGAGAGAAAGCGTATTCCTTCCCCCACCGTATAAAACGTTTCCCCGGTAATTTTAAAAACACCTAATAGATATCCATTATCACTCTCACTACATGGTTTAAAAGGCAAGGTTGATGTTATTTTTACGTATGACAACCCGCTTTTTAAAGAAGTGGTGCCTCTAAATCCAACGAAAATAGTATTTGACCGTTTATCCGCAATTAAAAAAATACTGGAAAAATTGGAAGTTGATATAATAATGTATTTGAAATCGCGCGTACCAACCGATTTGTAATCCTCGCTATAATTTATCTTGTCTATTTTAGGAATGATCGATATTAAATTCTTTATTTTAGGTTTCAAAATATCGACGCTGGGTGTTTTTTTAATCGTCGGTAACTGGGTAGATAGTTCCTTTATATCAAATATATTGCTATACTTGTCAGAAAAGTTATTATTATTAAAATAAACAAGTCTAGATATAATCGCAGACATATATGATATTAATGACAAATCTTTCATAACTAAAATATGCGGAGATAAAATATTATTAAAGTCCGCGTTTTATTTTAATACAAAATTATATTTGTATTAAAATTATATTTTTATTAAAATTATATTTGTATTAAAAACAATATTACTATATATACAATGAGGTTACAATCATATCATACTTTAATAAATGCCGCAGTTCAATATGTTATTTACACGAGCAAAAGATATAATATAGACGAATCGCATTCGTTAAAACATAGCATTGATGTATTCCATACCGCAAATAAAATTTATAATGCCGAAGTTAAAAATTATCCGTACTTATCCGCCCAAAAAAATATAATCGATGTTTCGGCACTATTACACGATATGTGTGATAAAAAATATGTAAATCAATATCAATCCGTTGCGGATATGACAGATTACATGTCTCCCTTCGTCGACAAAAAAGAAATAGAGGTTGTTTCGAATATTATATCTACCATGTCTTATTCTACGGTTAAGCGTAACGGGTATCCAGACCTCGGTGAATATCAAATGGCATATCATATAGTCCGCGAAGCAGATTTACTTGCCGCATATGATTCAGATAGGTGCATAATATATGGAATGATGCGTGAAGATTTAAATTATATTGATGCTACCAAGCGTGCCATTGAATTGTCAAAAACCCGCGTATTAAATTATATACCAGACAACCTTTTTGTAACGGAATATTCCAAAGAACAATCCCGAACGTTACACGCCGAATGTATGAAACAAATGGATGTTTTGAATAATATAAGTGGTTAGTAATATAAGTGGTTAGTAATCTATTAAAGGTATACCCAGTGTCCGTCTGGGTTTGAATTTTAAAAAATCCAATTCGCTCTCGGTAGTAGGGAAATTTTCGTCCGAATAAATATCTTGTAGCATTAACCACTCAAATAATCCACCCACATAAACGTAAATATTATAAAATCCCAGTGCTTGTAGTTTTTGCGTTTGTTTATAAACAGTTTCGTCGCTTGAATTTTTACCATAAACGATAATTCGACACTCTTTTTTGCCATGCTGTAATAAATTGTTTATAAGTTGTTCTTCTTGCTCTATATTTACGGTATTTGGTAACAAGCATCTCTGTTCATTAAAAGGAAGCGTATTTATTAAGATACTACCTTCCTTATTTTTCAAAATGAATTGAACATCTTCAAAGTTAATCTTCTGAATAGTTCTTTCATATGAATTAATATTTCCCATTAATCAAAATATAGTGATTTAAACTTTATATTAGTTTTAATTGAAACTAAGAGTTATTTCTACGTCTTCCTTTTTTATACTTTTTGTCGCCGAAATAGACAACTCTTCTCTCTTTTTCCTTGTTTTAGCATTTTCATTTACTTCTCTTTTTTTCGAATTCGTGTTTCTGTTGTTCATATCTTTTTCAATAGTATCATAATTTTCCATTATGTAATCTAATACTTTGTTTTCGATGGCCCACTTAAAAAAATTCAATTGACCGATAGTGGTTTCTATAAAAGTTCCGTTCTTATATGGAATACTTATACGATCCCACCTACAAAAAGGATCGAATCTCTTTTTGCTATACGCTTTTAGCTTCAATTTATAATCAAAATAAACCTTGAACCGGGTTGTATTGTTGTTTTTGATTAGCTCATAAAACGTATAATTTTTTTTTGCGTAATTAGTAGCAAACCAATCCACAATTCTTAACGAAACTTTTGAGTTTCCAGTAATTATGTTTAGCATTAGATCTATATTATCACTATCATTATAAAAGGTGATTAGGTTATTTAATAATAAATCATTTTGTGTGTTAAAGGCGGGTTTCTCGACAGAACTCATAACTAATAAATATAATAATGTTTAAGTATTTTTATATTTAATACAAAATAAAATAAATAAAATATTACATTATTTATATGAACGATTTGGTGAATGCATATTTCGGGCCTCTAGGTCGCGAATATTGTCTGTATTTTTATTTTATGTCGGTGTTTTTCTTTCTATTGGTTGTTTTGGGTATCGTAGGAATTATTGTCGCCGCTGTAAAAAATCCCAAAAAGATCGATGTTATGTTTTTCGCGAACGGAATAATGTTAATCTTCAACGCCGTGCTAGCATATTTTGTGAATAGATTGTTGAATACAATGTGTATGAATAGTGTCCGCTAATGTTGATTTTCGTTTTCAATATTTTTTTTGTCGGTAGAGGTATTTTGTGGTTTTAAAAATTGATCTCTAACAGCCACATTTTCAACATAGCTGTTTTCTCCTAAAAACGGATTGTATCCTATTTGCTTTAGCATATCTCTATCTGCTATTTTAGTATCTAATTCTTCTCTCTTACTAGATACTTTAAATTCCTCATTTGCTAAACTTTGGTTCAAAATATCCCATGTGTTTTCGTCATGATTTAAGGCGGATGAATAAGCGTCTTGGTTAACATTCTCCGCCGTTTTAATTTCACTTTTCAGTTGTCTTCTGCTTCGTTCATACGGTTCTCCTAATGTCCATTTCCATTCCATTGTATTATAATCACAATAAAATTAGAAATATTTAACATACTAATCATTTTTAATAATGGTCAACTGTTTTGTAAAAAGAAATTTGTCGGCTGATTTTCTTTTTCTCTCTAAATTACATTTCAAACAGGAAATATGATAGTTATCAATATTATGTCCTTGGTCGTTATCAATTCGGTCGATGGACCACTGGTTCATTTCTCTCGAAATATCATATAATACTAAAATATCGCCTTTACAGTAATAACAGTTTAAATTAGATTCTGCTAAGCGTAACATTACACTTGATGAATCAATAAATTTATCTTTATTCAACAGATTGCGTGAAATATCCTGGTTTTTATAACTTACAATCTTATTAATTATCTCTCTTTTTAAAATATCTTTTTCTTTTTTGTATTCTTCTTCTGTATTGATATCTTGTAATAATTCTAGTTGTGCGTCGGACTGAAACCACTTATCATCAATATTCCATTTCTTGCTTACGATCCGTTGTTTTGGTACAAATGGTTGGTCTATTAATTTTTTTATTTGATATCTATTATTGGTCCCTTTAATCGCGACACTTTTGTTTTCACTACTCATATTATAATAATAAAGTTAATAGTATCTATTTAAAAACATATTAACAGATAATCATTTATTAATAATAAAAAGAAGTTAAAATTAATTCTGGATATATATATATATATATATATGGAAACAATTGTTAACAGTGAAGATAAAGAATGCCAAGAATTAAAAAACATCAAGTATAAAACGATGTTGTTAAATGGGAAACAAATGGTGGAAACACTATCTTCCGACGATCTAACCGATCTAAATAATTTTTTAGAGGTTGAACAAAAGAGTGTGACAACTAGTGCACCATGGAATAAATTAAGTAACACCATTAAGATGCAAAAAATAACATTATTCGCCCTCTTGTATCAAAATGAAAATGATATGGACGACGAAGAGAGAATCCTTTTATTAAACTATTTAAAAGATACGATAAACAAGAAAAAGTTGTCCAAGGTAAAGGATATATTGTACGACAAGGAAAAAGGCGTCATTACCCAAATACCTGGATTACATTATAACAAACAAGCCAAAAATTTTACCATTAAAAATAATGAAAAACGGGTTTCCACTTCAAAGTCGTTGCCTCCTAAAAAGCAGCACGGTACCATTAAAAATAAAGAAAGTGTTTGTCACGATAATTATGCTGTTTAAATTCGGGTTTTAAAATTCGGTTATTCCAAAATTTCACAATATGAATTAAGACTTAAACATATATTTGAATTAAATATATGTTTTTACATGAACTACCAGAACATTATAATATAATAGACAGCATTGTGCCACCAACTATATTTGACGAAGATTCTGTTTTACTATTCATCGAAAACGCAATGGAGTTTTTGTATGAATACGTCAATGAAAATCCGGCGTCGGTCAGCGAGCCCGACTTCAAAGAAGAAATACTTCAGGAACTGACCGAATACCTTTCTTCGCTTTTAGAAAATCACCTAATGTATGATGATGATCTCGCCGATGAAATTGAGTTTTATGTGGATGCGGCATGGGATCTTTTTTCAATAAGTATTTTTCCAGAAAGGTCATCATCACAAGATGAAAACGAAACCAGCGAGGAGGTTGATTATGCCTTCTTAGATAAACAAATCGATTATCTTAGAACGGTACCTCAGCCCGCGCAAAGAACGAATGAATGGTATACATTTAGACACAAACTAATTACCGCTAGTAGTGCCTATAAGGCATTCGAAAGTCAGTGTATGCAAAACCAACTCATTTATGAAAAATGCCAACCATTAAGAATGAATACGGAAGAGGATATAGGACCAAACAAAATTCAAAACCTAACATCACCACTTCATTGGGGACAAAAATATGAGCCTATTTCTGTTTTGCTATACGAAGAAATGTATAATACAAAAGTGGAAGATTTTGGTTGTATACCACATTCCTCATATAATTTTTTGGGGGCGTCTCCTGATGGAATAGTGGTTGATAAAACGTCCGACAGATATGGTAGAATGTTGGAAATTAAAAACGTGGTTAATCGCGAAATAACGGGAATACCTAAAAAGGAATATTGGATACAAATGCAACTTCAAATGGAAGTATGTAATCTAGATAAATGTGATTTTTTGGAAACGAAATTTGTAGAGTATTCCGACGAAAATAGTTTTTCAAACGAACAAGAGGACGTTAAACGAGGTATTATTTTATACTTTAATACTAAAGAGAACGTCGCCTTTTACGTTTATAAACCGCTCAACATAATAAGTTCACAAGACGTTGACGCGTGGATCGAGCAACAACTCGTTCAACATGAGAAAAACGGAATGTTATGGATAAGAAATATTTATTGGAAATTAGAAAAACTAAGCTGTGTACTCGTGTTAAGGAACAAGTCGTGGTTTAAAAACAATGTAAAACAACTAGAATATGTTTGGAACATTATATTAAAAGAGAGAGTCACTGGTTGTTCACATAGAGCGCCAAACAAAAAAGCAGCAAGTAATCTTTCGCACGATAAACCAAGTGATGGTTGTTTACTAAAAATACATACAGAAAAGTTTTTTAAATAATGTCAGATTATAGAATTATTTTTTTATAGTTACGTTAAACATATTTTTCAAAATACGCTTCGCTTTTCTGGCGATCCTCGTATAGTAATTTTGCGGAAATCGAGGTTTTGATCGACCTTTATAGGTCCTTCGCTTGTTTCCCCATTCGCGTGCTCTTACATAAGCCGCATATGTACCCTTTTTACTTATTTTACAAGTGTTTTTTTTACAGATGGGGAAACCAGGATCGCTACCTGGGTTTGTTTCCTTTTTCGTTTTTGTTCCTAAAAAACACTTGTTTCCGCACTTTTTATACATTTGCGTCCGTTGTTTCCCCGATGGGGCTATTTTTGACCATCCGCTCCAAGGAACGCGCTTTCTCGTTTTGTTTGCCATATATAATATATTATATGTTTAAAAAACTAATAGTCCACCACTTCCGGCTTAAACGGTAAAACAAGACTTTTTACTGGAGAAGTGAAATAACCTACGCGGGTACCACACGTATTATTTACCGGAGGTAGCGGATATACATGATTATCGCCAGTATATTTCTCTTTATATAATGCACCACACATGCTTGCAGGCATACACCTTCCATTAGTGGTTCGTCTCGGATGTCTAATATTATTGGTTATTTGCGCATAAGACCCCAATTTGAAAGTAGGATACCACCACCATATATCATTTGATCCGTTATTTGAAATACCATTTATACCAGTAATTGGATATGTATCTTGTACTAGAACATCGTCTAATGCATTCGGAAAACCCCCACCCGCTTCGTCTAAAGTATAATTTGAATACCCTTCGTGACTATTCTTTGATAAATAAGTTTTATGTATTGATACACCGAGCAAAATGACCACCATTAGCATAATTAACTGTATATTCTGTTTCATTTTAAAATATACATATATATTATATTTTAAAGATAGAGTTGAAAAGGTTTAAAAATAACACCTATATATAATTAATATGGAGAGAAACAACAATTATCAAAACGATATGCGTGTACAAAAAAGAGACGGACGATTTGAAAATATGTCCTTTGATAAAATATTGAACCGAATCAAAAAAATTGCCAAAGAGGTAGATATAAATGTTAATTTTTCTTCTCTCTCGATGAAAGTTATAGATCAATTATACGACAAGATTGAAACCTCTAAAATAGACGAACTTCTTTCGGAACAATGCGCGTCTTTATCGACGGTACATCCGAATTATTCTCAATTGTCTTCGCGTATTATTATTTCAAATCACCAAAAAAATACAGACGGTTCTTTTTTGAAAGCAATGTCTCAATTATATCATTTTAAAAATCATAATGACACACATACTCCAATCATTGCCAAGCATGTATGGAAATACGTTGAAAAGAATGCGTCGATTCTAGAAAATATCATGGATCATAGCAGAGATTATTTGATTGACTTTTTCGGTTTTAAAACGCTAGAGAGATCTTATTTATTAAAGTGTAATGATAAAACGACAGAGAGAATTCAACATATGTGGCTCCGCGTATCTATTGGCATTCATTTACCGGTAGATGCCAGCAACAAGGAAGAAGATTCTGTGATTTTTGATTCTATTAGAGAGACATATGATTTAATGTCCCAGAAATATTTTATACACGCGACCCCAACCCTTTTTAATGCAGGAACCCCTAGACCTCAACTATCTAGTTGTTATTTAATTGCGATGGAAGATGATAGTCTAGACGGGATTTACAATACTCTGGGCGATTGTGCGAAGATATCTAAATGGGCAGGAGGGATCGGACTACATATACATAATATTCGTTCAAAAGATAGTCATATCGCGGGAACAAATGGAAAAACAGACGGAATTGTACCAATGTTGAAGGTATTTAATAGCACTGCCCGATATGTGAATCAATCCGGTAAACGCAACGGATCCTTTGCTATTTATTTAGAACCATGGCACCCGGATATTGAGAATTTTCTCGAAATGCGTAAAAATCACGGCGACGAAGAATTAAAAGCCCGCGATTTATTTTATGCTTTATGGGTAAGTGATCTGTTTATGGAGAGAGTAAAAGATGGCCTAAACTGGTCACTATTTGATCCTAGTGAGTGCCCTGGTCTATCGGACGTTTACGGTGAACAGTTCAAAGAACTATATGAAAAATATGAATCACAGAACAAATCCAGAAAGCAAATGAATGCTAGGGATCTATGGTTTAAGATATTGGATGCTCAAATGGAAACAGGAACACCATATTTGTTGTATAAAGATGCCGCAAATAAAAAATCAAACCAGCAAAATTTGGGAACGATTAAATCAAGTAATTTGTGCTGTGAAATTATGGAATATTCAGATAAGAATGAAACCGCCGTTTGTAATCTAGCCTCTGTAGCATTACCCCAATTTGTTGATCCGGTTAGCAAAGAATTCGATTATAATAAGTTACACGAAATTGCGAAAATTGTTACAAACAATCTGAATAAGGTCATTGACGTCAACTTTTATCCTACTGTAAAAACACAACGTAGTAATTTCAAACACAGACCCATCGGTATCGGTGTACAAGGACTAGCGGATACGTTTATGTTAATGAATATAGCCTTTCATTCAGACGAAGCCAAACGCGTGAATACACTCATATTTGAAACCATTTATCACGCCGCACTTGAAAAAAGCAATGAATTGGCGATTGAACGAAAACGCCTGATTAAACAAATATTTGATAAAATACCGTCTAATCGATTTGAATTACTCGAAATATCCAATGAATACGATATTAAGCCGCGTAATACGGATGATCCAGATATTGAGATTTGTGGCGCATATAGTTCTTTCAAAAACTCGCCCGCTGCAAACGGAATTTTGCAGTTTGATATGTGGAATGCTGAACCGAGCAACAGATATGATTGGACCAAATTGAAAAAATCCATTGTTGAAAACGGATTACGCAACTCGTTATTGGTGGCACCCATGCCTACCGCAAGTACCTCGCAGATTTTAGGATATAATGAATGTTTTGAACCGATTACCAGTAATATTTATACAAGAAGAACATTGGCCGGCGAATTTATGATTGTAAACAAATATTTGATACAAGAATTGATCGATTTAGGAGTATGGAACGAAGACATAAAAAATAATATTATAGCCAATAAGGGTTCTATACAACAATTGATCCAATTACCGCAAAATATTAGAGACAAATATAAAATTGTTTGGGAAATACCTATGAAACATATTATTGATATGTCCGCTGACAGAGGAGCATTCATTTGTCAAAGCCAAAGTCTTAATTTATGGGTAGAGGATCCTAATTATAACATATTGACCTCTATGCATTTTTACTCTTGGAAAAAAGGGCTAAAAACGGGTATTTATTACTTAAGACGAAAGGCCAAACATCAAGCACAGCAATTTACAATTGAACCGACCAAACAAAAGTCAACTGACGAAATCATACAAGACGATATTTGTGAAATGTGTTCCGCTTAATTAATTATATTTAATTTGAATCTTTGCACATATTTAGATATTTAGCCTATATAAATATGTTGTACCCTAATGTATCTTGTTGTCAATTCGTGCAAACGTTAGGAAGCAGAACGATGGAAACAATTGTTTATCTTATTAGAGTCATAGATAAACAATTCAAGAAAGATTTAGAACTATTACGTGATTAGTAACATTTTGTCAAAATTGAAACTTGAAATATTCAATATCAGATTTATGCATTTCGGCAATTTTATTTTGATCGTCTTCATTATAGTAAATACGATAATTCGAATCTCGTACCGAGGCATTTATTTTTCTTTTAATTAAAAAGGGAGATATGTCTGTGTTGCATTTATTTTTAAAAAACCATATTAGTTCATCCCTAAAGTTTTCAAATTTTAATATATTATCTACTAAACAATTCATATCGCGGTTGTTGTCTACGATAAAACTTAATTGGGTCTCGTACTGCCCGGTTTCCTTTATCCAAGTTAAATATTCCGAAAAATTTTTAGTAATAACCATATTATATTGAGGGTTTGATGGGTGCGATCTTATGTAAAAATAAAATGATATTTGCCAATCCCAGCTATTTCTAACAAAACAAAATTTAGCATAATTATCCCAAATATCCAGGGGTATTTTAAATTTTACATCTATTGCTTTGGAGTGAGGGTTTATTCCGTTACTTACGGTGTCTACATTTGGGTCCAGTTTTTTTAAAAGTCTGGTAATATAAGTTCCTCCTGTTTTAAAATTATGAAAAAAAATTATTTTGTATTTATGTGAAATAATAAGCATTCTTATATTGTAGATATCTTTTTATTTATTTTTAGTTAATTAGTTTACCAGTTTTGCGATATCATCTGCCAACGAGCTACCATACATTCTGGGGTCACTGACAACGTCTATCTCATATTCCAGCATAAAGAAACACCGCACGGTTATCAAAATATCATTCAACGAATTATGTAGATCTTTAGGTTTGACAGTAAACATTTTTTCGTGTAACTCTGACAAAGTGGGATATTTGAAGTAGCTTCCTCTCGAATTCTCCCGCTGAATAGCACAAAGATCTACCGTTGCTTTCATTGTGCAAAACAAGCGTTTAATATTTATAACATCGTCTAGCGAATTCTCAATTGGCGTTGTCAAATCCAATTCATATGGACTCACTTTTTTAAAAACAGTCAACACATTTGTATTCTTAAGCATTCGGGTAATCTCGATTTTTAACATCAGAAGGTCAAACTCTGCGTTGTGACATATAACCATATCAACCTTTTCGATATCTATCAGCAAATCAGCAATGACCTCTTTAATCGAAACACCTTCCTCTTTTGATTTTGTATTGGTGATTCCGTGTATTTTGGCGCTTTCCGGCGGTATATTTACGTTTTCCGGCATTTTAATTATTTTATCTACCACTTTTATCACCTCAAACGTATTGTCGTCGATTATTAGATAACTTAATTGTACAATATGCGGCTGCAAATGTACATTGTTACAAGCTGGTTTATATTTTCTATTTATTAATCCGGTCGTTTCCGTATCAAAGATCAAAAGCTTCATTATATTATTTATTATAATTGTTTCAGTTTAATATGATTGCTTTATTGTATTATAAATATAAATCAATTTTTTAATAAATAATCATACGATATTTCGTACATTTTGATTCTATTTATCCGCCTGTTCATTTGTTGGAGAGGTGGATAGATAGGCCGCGTGAAGCCGACCTGTCAGCGAAACGGCCTCTTGAATAAACCGCAAATTTACGTCATTCGGGTTCTTCCGATAGAGGTCAACGACCTCGACGATCGCACTACTTGCGAGTTGCACGAAGTATGCAGTATCGAATGGAATAGGTTCTGATACGGCAGGTTGTATGATAATAGCCCGCTTCTTTTTATTGTTCGCAATCGAAGGTTTATATTTTATTCCGGATCTTGTAACTGAATAAATGTTCTTCGAACTTGATCTAGTAGTCATTTTAGATGTGTTGGTCATATTGTTCCTATTTTGCAAATGTAAGAAAATAAAATGTCGATTCATTTTTTTTATTATCTTATTGGTAAAATCTTTGCTCGCCGATTGTATTCTCTTTAATAATTTCTTGTATTCTTTCATTCTCGGGTGTTCATACTATTATCTTTAGGTAAAACAACCGCCGCGTCATATTTATAATATATACTATTTAACATGAAATAATTGAATTATATTTTTAATCTTTTTTCACTATATAGATTATATAAATGAAAAATATGAACACCGAAGCAATATTTCTTTTTTTAATACTTTTATTTGGTCTTGTTGTATGTTCTTTTTTGTCCCCTCAAAGGTATTATGAGTCAATGGATAATATGAACAGGAATGATATGAACAGGAATGACATGAACAGGAATGACGTGAACCGCAATGACGTGAACCGCAATGACGTGAACCGCAATGACATGAACAGGAATGACATAAACCACAGTAAAACAACATACGATAATTATAATCATTTTAATAAACAGTCTAGTGCTTTACAAAGTGGTTCAACGTTTTACGGAGGAAACGGCGGCAAAATAGTCGTTAATACTAATACCAGTGGGGAGCAAACATTAACCGTAACTTTAGGCAGTGGACAAAACCCAATTACACTCACGGCCGGCCAAAGCAATTCTACCGTTGAAGGATATACTACCCAAAGTGGCGTTAATGGAACGATTACCAAATTTTATGGCCCAAATGGCGTAACCGCGGTAGTCACTAGTAATAAAGGGAATCAGGCAATTAAGGTTACTACCTCACAGGGTACCACAGTGTTTACGCAAAGTGGTGCAATTCACGAAGACGCTTCCAGTGGAAACATAACATCGAGTCAGTATTATGGAAGCACGGGAACGCCAAACACACCTTATAATGGACCGGTTGCCAACCCCCCGGGATACAATCCTCCTGGTACTGCAGGTTATGATAACCCTCCTGGTTATAATCCTCCCGGTTCTACTGGTTACAATAATCCCCCCGGATATAACCCTCCAGGTGTTGCCGGCGGTGTCGGTTATAATCCACCTGGCGTTGGTTATAATCCCCCCGGTTATAATCCTCCAGGTGTTGCAGGCGGGGTCGGTTATAATCCTCCAGGTTCTACTGGTTACAATAATCCTCCCGGATATAACCCTCCAGGCGTTGCGGGCGGTGTCGGTTATAATCCTCCTGGTATGGGTTTACCCGGATCGCAAATTCCACCGGGACAAGAAGATTTATATATACTTAAATCACAAGTAGTCCCGCCGGTATGTCCAGCGTGCCCTACTGGCGCATGTACAAGAGACGAACCATGTCCCGCTTGTCCCGCTTGTGCCCGATGTCCGGAGCCTTCGTTTGAATGTAAAAAGGTGCCCAATTACAATTCCATAAACGAAGATTATTTACCACAACCAGTGGTGAGCGACTTTAGTTCGTTTGGAAGTTAAACCAGTTCATTTATATTTCTCTCTTTATATTTGTACACGTATTTTTAAAACACGTTTACAAAAAGCGCTGTTGTAATTAATCTTTGGCCATAAGATCCATTTTGATTATTTGGTTTTTACTTGGCGTTTCTGACAAAATACCATTCGCCCATACACCATACCGTCTGTCGTCCTCGCCGTCGTTCTCCAAGCTGAAGTGATACCACGTATATATATCTTGGTTTTCTAATTTTTCAAAATCTTTAGAAACAGAGGCAAGTAATAAGTATTTACCATCTATTTGAGGAGTTTCATCTTCCTTCAAACTTGCAATCTCCACTTCTCTCTGTAGATCTAGAAGTTTGGATTCTAATCCCACAAGTCGTTCGTTGAATTTGTTTACTACGTCCGTGCGGTTAATATTCTTGTCCCGTGTATCTTTAATATTGTTAATTCGGTCTTTCAGGATGTCTATTTTCTTGTTACCACGTATAACCTTTTTACGCTGCTCCTGGTTCCACATTGTATTGTTCGGTTTTAAATATTCACCTAAATCATCTACCAAGACAGAGTGACCACCGGTTACAATTAAATCTTCTATTAATCCATTTGTATCTGTTTTTTCCATTTTATACATGCATTTATAGACACTGTCGTGATTGTTAATCAAGCTACCGTGCTTAATTATGTCAATCTTTCGGTATCCGTATTTATAGGTCTTCACCCAATCTCCTTTTTCCAGTTTTTCAATGGGAACATATTCCTCAATTAAGTTGTCATTTAAAGACAAAATGAGTGTTCCTTCGTTAAAACACAAGACGGGTGTCACGGAAACAGGTAATGAGGCAGGACCGGTGCCGTTCCTATTGGTTGCTTTCAATTGAATATTATATTGTCTATCGTTAATTAAATTTGAAATGGTGACCGGAGAACTGGGTTGCGCTGGGTCGAAAAAAATGAATGATCCACCATTAATCGAATACGACATATTGATAATGGGGCTGCCACCATCATTTACTAGAAAACGAATAGAAACTTCTCTGTTTCCGGCCGAGGCGATCAGATTAAAGGGAGCACTTGGTGTTTCTTCGGGCACTAGAAACCACGCTGCATATAAAGTTGTATCCGCAAAAATTTTAAATGTTTCACCTTCCTCGTAAACGGTTACATAACCATCTGCTACTGTACTCCATCCCTCAAATAAATAATCTGTTTTTTCAAGATCTCCGGTGTTTCCAAGAACAGTTACCGTTGATCCAGCTGGATACTTAACCGGATCCACGGGCGCAGTTCCGCTTGTATTACCATTACCATTATAAGTGACCTTGTAATATATTTCAGCAGCTGGGACAAAACCTACAGAACGTGCAGCACCAGTTAAAAACAAAACACTTTCGTTTAAATTATCAAGTACGGAGCGTTCGTTTAACAAGTCCATTTTATAATATAAAATTATATATTATTTTTTCCTAAATATTTAATTATACTTTATTTTATTTTTTAAAATTTGACTTATTTAGGAGAATTGTTTTTTCCTAAATATTTAATTATACTTTATAATTTTACTGAGGGTAGAAAGAAAAAATAGACTTATTTTAGGAGAATTATTTGACTTATTTAGAAGAATTGTTGAACTTATTTAGAAGAATTATTTTTTCTGGAAATTTTTTTGTATATTGTTATATTATAAAATGCCCATCAACGCCGCGTCAAACTACCCTAACCTTGCTGTGGTTAATACTCTTTCTTTGAACTTCGTTGATTCTAACGGAAACAGGGTTGACAATCTTGTTCAAGAATTTTTGTCAACTCTTACACAAGCTGCATATGATCCTATGGTTGTTGGTTTAAATGAAGCCGTCGCAGAGATTAAATCAATTCCTGGTGACGAGTCATTCAGAGCTCTTTTGGCCATTGATGATGGAACTGTTGCTTACGATAGTTCAAAGGGTGCTTCCAACACATACGAAAATTTTACTAAGGGTCTTATCAATGAGAACCACAATACCCGTCCTGAAATACTGGTTGCTATTTTAGGAAACAGTGGTGTTGGTCTTTCTAACAGATATTCTAGATCTGTTGGTGCATTTCTTAAATACCAAGCTACTCGTCTCGGAGCTTCTACTCAAACAAACCTTGGTACATACCGTGTCAGTTTGTCCGATTCCACTGTTTATTAAAAAAGCAATTGAATATTATTTATACTATAATAAATAATATCTGCAAACGTACTAAGAGGTTGAATAATTAAAGAATTATTCGAAAAATCCTCTTATAAATTATCCATTTTGATTATTTGATTTTTACTTGGGGTTTCGGATAAAATACCATTCGCCCATACACCAAACCGTCTATCATCTTCTCCGTCGTTCTCTAAGCTGAAGTGATACCACGTATATATGTCGTTGTTTTCTAGTTTCACAAAATCTTTGGAAAGAGCAGCAAACAATAAGTATTTACCATCTATTCGAGGAGTTTCTTCTTCTTTCGTACGTTCAATTTCAACCTCTTTCTTTAGATTTATAAGTTTGGTTTCCAATTCCTCAATGCGTTTGTTAAAATTTTCTACTAAAACGAGACGATTCCTTAGAATCTTAGTTTCTGAATCATCCGTTCGCTTATTAAAGATTTCCGCTACAACGGGGCGGATCATATTCTTATCCCGGTTCTCTTTAACGGTTGCAATACGCTTTTTCAACGCCGCTATTTTCTTGTTACCGTGCATAACATTTGTATGCTTCTCATTATTCCACATTGTATTGTTCATTTTTAAATGTTCACCCAAATCATCTACCAAGACAGAGTGACCACCGGTTACAATTAAATCTTCTATTAATCCATTTGTATCAGTTTTTTTCATTTTGTACATGCATTTACAAACACTGGTATGATTATTAATCAAGCTACCGTGCTTAATTATATCAATCTTTCGGTATCCGTGTTTATAGGTCTTTACCCAATCTCCCTTTTCCAGTTTTTCAATGGGAACATATTCCTCAATTAAGTTGTCATTTAAAGATAAAATGAGTGTTCCTTCGTTGAAACACAAGACGGGTGTTACTGAAACAGGTAATGATGCTGGTCCGGTACCAACCTCATTGGTTGCTTTTAGTTCAATATTATATTGTCTATCATTAATTAAATTTGAAATGGTAACCGGAGAACTGGGTTGCGGTGGGTCGAAAAAAACAAACGATCCGCCATTTATAGAATAGGACATATTTGTAATAGAACTGCCGCCATCATTTACTAGAAAACTGATAGAAACTTCTCTATTTCCGGCCGAGGCGATCAGATTAAAAGGTGCTCCTGGAACGGAAAATGTAGTAATGGAATTGGATGGTTCGCTCGATACACTCCGACCTACCGTGTTGACTGCAACTACAGTAAATGTATATGTGGTGC